ATCTTCAATTAATTGCCTTGCTGGATCATTTTCTAAGTAGGTTAATCTCTCAGTTTTAAACATTGCAAATTCATTTTGAAAATCTGAAATAAAGTTTGACATCGTATCTTGGCCAGAAAGAACCAAGGAAAATCCACCATCTTCAACAAATGCTTTCCAATTTTGCATAAATGTTTTGGGTATATTACCCAATTTTATTTGATAATATATATACGTAAACTCATCTATGATTAGCACCAATTTTTTATTTTTCCATTCATCATTAAAGTATTCATTTATAACCGAACCTGTTATAAATGAGCGCGCCTTTCGTTTTACACTATTATTTGTTGCTTTACCAGGTCCAATTATATGATAACTCATTTAATATATAACAAGTTTAAAAATTATAAAGTCTTTATAAATAATGAATCCACTATTCATAACAAGTATATGTTCCATGTATTCTCATGTCATATAAATCTATCAAGTACTTGTATATATTAGGTCTAACATCAAGTGTATTAAATCATGGATACAGAACACTTGATAGGTCAGTAATGTTTATTGGTTCTATAATTGATTATCAATATATTAATAATAATGAAGAGTTAATGTTGTACTGTCTATCAATCATATGTTATTTTTCAGCAAAGATTACAAAAAAAGTTTATTTTCACATGATGGCTCACATGTTTATAACTCTTTTTCATAATAGACTTCTCATCTCTTCTTAACAATAGTGACAGGTGGTGGTCCTCGTTTTTTAGGCTGTTCAGCTCGTGTAGCTGGGTCTGTATCATGTTTTGGGTTGTAATTTTTATTATGAAAAGCCCAAAGAGCTGGCGAACCAATTCTAAAATTTGAATGAAGTTTAGCCTTGTACCAAAAAACACAATCTTCAATCTTGTTACTTCTTGATGTATTATCAAGGACAAGACATTCATAGTTTTCTGTACAAGAGTTCATCACCTGATTAAACATTTCAAAGTTTGGAAATATTCCAAAAAAGTTTTTATAAATCTTTTCCCTATTCTGTAAAATATTTTCACGAAGTATGAATATATAATCTATATTAGCGCGAAGATCTGGTGTAAGGTCCATACAGTACTGCATTGTCAACATAAAGAAGATTTTCCAGTGTCTCCCATTCATGAAACATTGTCTGATACATGTATCTTTCATGAATTTCTTATCATACATACAATCATCAAGTAACATGAATGCCCCGCAGTTTTGTTTTCCTTGACTTACAAGAACTTTCTGACGGGCGAGAACTCTTTCAATAGCATCCTTATCATAGTCTCCATATATAAACAAGTCTGGGACAAAGTTTTTATAGTGATGATTTCCATCTTCTGTCGCAGACATGACTATACCTGCTGGTAAATGTTTCTTGTGGTACAAGATGTCAGTGACCAAAACAGATTTACCCGTATTTCTTTTCCCTATAAAGACACAAATCTTGTCATCCGCCATTCCTTCTGGCTTGAACTTTCTTAATTGTAGTTTACTCATTACTAATTTGTACATGTGAATTTAAAAATCCTCATCCATCGCAAATGTATTCTTTGGCTCTTCGACGTTGAGTGATGCCATGACTCCCGACTTTTGATAATCGGCGACCCGTTTTTCAAAAAAGTTTGTTTTTCCCTGGAGACTTATGAGCTCCATCCAGTCAAATGGGTTCGCCTTGTTATAAAATTTAGGAAGACCAAGAGTTACAAGCAAGTGGTCGGCAACAAACTCGATATAATCACTCATGAGTTGACTATTCATCCCAATGAGACTCACTGGCAATGCGACGCATACAAACTCTTTTTCAATTTCAACCGCCTCATTTACAATTTCTAAAATGACATCTTGACTGAGTTTATTTGTAAGATGGGAGTAAATGAGACACGCAAAGTCGCGATGGAGACCTTCATCACGTGATATGAGTTCATTTGAAAATGTTAGTCCCGGCATCAAGTTTCGTTTTTTTAACCAAAATATTGAACAAAAACTTCCGGAGAAGAAGATTCCTTCGATACATGCGAATGCTATAAGACGTTCAGCAAATGAACGGTCAGAGTTTATCCATTTAATAGCCCAATTTCCCTTTTTCTGTATAACAGGTACAGTCTGTATAGCATGGAATAAATGATTCTTTTCTTCGGGGTCTCTGATATATGTATCAATAAGTAGTGAGTAGATTTCACTGTGTATACCTTCCATGGCAATCTGGAACCCATAAAATGAACGAGCTTCAGGAATTTGAATCTCCTTCATGAAACGAACGGCAAGATTTTCAAGAACAATACCATCTGAACTCGCAAAGAATGCTAGAATATGTTTAACAAAGTGTTGTTCACCACTCTTCATACTTTCCCAATCTTTGTAATCGCTTCCGAGATCAATCTCTTCTGCTGTCCAAAAACTTGCCTCGGCCTTTTTATACATTTCCCATATTGAATGATATTTGATTGGGAATGTACAAAAACGATTTGGGTTGTGATCAAGTAGTGGCTCCATGTCTTTTAATATATAACCGAGCTTAAACTTTATCTTACTTATTAATAATAATGTCTAGTGGACGTGTACAGCTTGCAGCAATTGGTCTCCAGGATGAATTCTTGACAGGAACCCCAGATGTAACATATTTTGTAAAAAAGTTTAATAGGCATACAAAGTTTGCACTTGAGATACTTGATATTCCATTTTATCAAACAAATATAAATTTTGGAAGTTGGGTCAACATTGTAATACCTAGAAATGGTCAACTTATAAGAACTATATATGTTAAACTTGTTCTTCCTGCTCTTTCAGTTGGTGGATATTCAAATGGCATAGGAAATGCTATTATTAATTATGCCGATTTAGTTATAGGTGGTCAGACTATTGAACGTATCAATGGGGAATACATGCAGATATATGATCAGACGTTTATAAGTGATTCGCAACAGACTGCACTTACATATATGGTTGGTACTACAACAGGTGGTCTCGGACCAGCAACTGCGTACACTGCTGGTACCCAAGAACCTACATATGGGTACTATCCAAGGACTTTCATTGTTCCACTTTCATTTTATTTCATGCGAAATGAAGCGCTCGCAATCCCTTTATGTGCGCTGACTCGTTCAGAGGTTGAGATTCGGATACAGTTTCAGCCTCTTGAAAATATAATTGCTGGTGGATACGTATCAAGTAATGTTGTATCAACAACATCAATCAACTGGTCTATCCCACCAAATTATACACCTGCGGTACCTCCAGCTACATTTATAACTGGCCCAGTTGTTACACTGTATGATAATAATACATTTACTACAGTAACATGGTTACCAGTTTCTTCATTGTTTGCATGTCTATCAGATAGTTCATATAGTAACATTTATTACTATGATTACAATACCAAAACATTTGACGCATTTACAAATTTTTTAGATCCATTTGCTGGATACATTACTGGTATTTCTCAGAATAATGCAGGTGTTACAATGGTTATATCTGGGGCAGATTCATCTAATACATATGTTGGGTCACCAACTGTTTATAGAACTGCATATTCACTGACTGGTCTTGCAACTCGATTTGGAGAAATCGACGATGCAGTTTTAAACAATCCTGTCAATTATATAGCAATAGCAACAGATGGGGTAAACTTTGCAGCAATTGGAAACTATTCTATTCTACAGCCAGTTTATACATATACAGTTGTAAGTTTTTCTAGTCCTTCATTTATTGCCACAACATCTATTATATCTACATCAGATATACTCATAACAATAGCATGGGCACCTGGTCTACAGGCTTATATTATAGGTAGTAGCACTGGTACTATGTATACATATAAGATAGGTTCATCATCTGTATTAAATAAAGTTATTGGAGCAGTTGGACCCTATACAGCATATTCATCAACATATGGACAGATATATAATGTATCTCCTGTTATATGTTCAAATACTCTTATATCAAATACATATGCATCATCATTTGATGGTGGTGTAACATGGTCATATACTGTTCCATATGTAGGTTCGACAGCTCCATCTGGTATATCCTATTCATCAGCATTTAACCAAATTTTTGTACTTATTAAAATAATTCCAGGTTCGGCATATTCAATTGGAATTCCAATAAATATAAATATGCCCACATATCCAGTTCAGTTATCATCATTTAGGGCTAGTTTACCAGTTGAATATGTATTTTTAGCAGATGAAGAGATTAAGTATATACAAGGTGCCAAGATTGATTATGTCATTACACAACTTCAGTTGGCATCAACAGTAATTCCAGCGGGTGCTATACAGTTAAGTGGATACAAGTTGAACTTTATCAATCCTACAAAAGAACTTTTTTTTATAATTCAAGATTCAAATGTTGTATCAACAAATGATTATTACAATTATCTAAATACATCAACAGGTGGTCAACAACTTGTTAATCTTGAACTTCAGTTTAATGGGGAAGATATTATATCATCAACAGTTGCGGATGCTCTGTATCTTGGAAAAGTTCAGTTTATGAATAATCATACACGACTTCCAAATTTACAAATTTATAATTATAGTTTTTCAATTGATCCAGAAAACTATTTACCAACGGGACAAGTTAACATGAGTCGAATAATGAATCAGAATATATGGATAAATCTTACAGCAAATCCAAATGTAAGAAATATTCGTGTTTACGCAAGATCATATAATATATTACGCGTTCAGAATGGTCTAGCAGGTGTTTTATTCATTGATAATAATTTTATATAAAGTAATAAATGGAGCAACAGATTATCAAGAGTGCAACTGATATTATTCAGCCCGTGTTTGAAAGTGCAATAGTACTTGCAGGACAGTATGTTAAAGCATGTGGAAGAAATATTATTACAGGTGAAGATGTACAGTATGCATTAAAGTACTGTTCCATAAACTATGTTGGTCGTCACATCGGAACACTTTTTCCAGAGGATAACGACGAGGAGTCTTCTGAAGAAGAGGACTCTGAGAGTGACGCAGATGAGGATGAGGATCCATTTATAAGATATATGGGAGATGATGTACTTATGAATGAAATTAATCAGGCGGTTGATACATGGAACTCTTGGATTCCAGGTAGTCCCATTGAACATATGCTTAAAGATTCTGTGGATAAAACATACAGATGAATTTTAAAAAATTCAATGATATTGGAAATTCAGAACCAAAGGCGTGGAATCGTTCTTCCTCGGCAGGTACACGAATTGTAATAGCTGATGAAGAAGACGAAGTACCTGTACCATATTGTGATGAATTTGATGAGGATACAGAGGAGGATACAGAGGAAGAAGAGGAGGAAGAGGACCCAGAGATTGAAACTGAAACAGAGAGTATATCAAGTGCTGGGTCTAAAAAAAATATAGCAAAACGTGGTGGTAAAAAAGCACTTGCTATACAACAAAAACAAATATCTACGATTATTTTACAAGAGGAGTTTGATTTTATGCAAGAATAATTTCTTCTTACATATAAATGGCAGGCCTTGTTACACTATTTAATACAGTTGAATCTCAGTCACTCAACTCGGTTGTAACTGGATTTAGTTTTGCAGCTGCAATCGCATGGATGGATGTTGTCAGGTGGATTATTGCAAATATTATTAAGGTTAATAAGTCCAGTGGCTCATTTGTCTTTATTGCCGCTCTTCTTACAACTGTACTCGCCGCAGTAGTCTACATGGTGCTTAAATTCCTTCAGCCAACTGTGGTTCGCGAGCCACAACAGCCCATCTATGCCGTTCACTAAGAAAGTGAATGTGCAAATGGGTTACCGGAAAGTTGATTCTTTGCGAGATCCAATGTATTTCGTCCAGGTTGCCCCTTGAATGCATTAAACTGATAAAATTGATCATTTATATAATTTTGTCCACTTCCCTGTGTTGGACCAGCAGACCCAAAGTAGTTGTCAGATGCATCTGAATCAGATCGCACAGCTGTCAACACTCCTCCTTGATTAAGTGGACTTGCACGAATATTCATTCTTCCTGCATTTCCAGCGCGGTCAACTTGTCCACGTTTATCATCAACCTTGAATCCAACCATATCAAGTTGTTGGTCAGAATTACCAGTAGGACCTCTCCTTTCCATAGCCTGGTTGAGTGGTTCATTTGTGTATCCACCCACGAAACTATGAATACCAGGAGCTGGATTATTTGTATGATCAAACTGAAATGCGTTTAGGTCTCCTTTATTACGCGATGGAGCTTGTTGAGTAGTCTGAGTAGGAACAATTCTCTTGGCTGGAGCATATTCTAAACCATCTGTTCTGAGACCCGTCTCAGCACGCTTTGTTGTGCGTTTAGTCTTTTCATACGATTCGCGACCAGTTGGACCAGTGACAGCATCACCTTGTCCCTGAGCCCTGCCTTCGACGAGAGGTCGTCTAGCTGGCAAAAATGCAGTCTTTGCCGGGGAAAAGTGCGTAATGTCACCGATTGTACCAGCTCGCCAACCAGTTGTATCTCCACCCGGAGCAATACGACCAGGAAGAGTTGTCAACTTGTATGCGCCAACATTATTAGGATTGACACGATACAGTTGCTGAAATCCACCGGAAGCTGGAATTGATGGATCTAAACCAAGACCACGACCTACAAAAATCTTTTCAGCCGGTGGCAAGTTGTTCATTTTAGATGATACATAATAACGACTTGACATGTCATGTGTTGGCTCACCATTAACATATTGTGAAAATGCAATGTCTCCAAAGTTGCCAGTTTCTTGTTTTTTATTTACAGGTTCTGAGATGAGACCCGGACTTGAGAGATGATTAAGAATAAGATTTCTCGAATCATCACGTACAGGATATTCCAGTATAGTTTCTGCTGCCACAGGTTTCGGGGCATCAGCAGCAGCTGGCTGATTATTACTTATTTTTCGACCCACAAATATAATTCCAAGGATTGCAGCAATAGATAACGGATCAGCCATCCTTTAACATTAAACATATTTTAATTATTTGGAGAACACTGTGTTCCATTAGGACCTTTACAGTACCTGGCTCCGAATAAAAAATTTTGTTTGTCTGCGCGAGTACTTCCAGGGTCCCACATCATAGTTGGTGCTGGGCCTGCGCGAATCATGTCCTGTAAAGGAAAGAATCCACGTTCATATGTTCGAACAAGCACCTTTTTAAAGTGTTTTGTACTTTGGGGTCGAAGTTCATCATCAATCATTATAAGTTCATTGGGAGCACCTTTTCCAGCCATGTAAGGTGCTGTACCATATTCCATGGTACTTGCGCGACAACATGTATTCAGAGAAGTTGATTGAGGATATACTGATATAGCATCATATGCATTGTTAGACGGAAAACTTTTGTCATCAATATTTAAAAGTCCTGGTTGAAGCTGATAAGCCATTTTATATATCATTATAAAAGAATTTTAATGCCCTCCAAACATACCAGTCCTTGGATTACCACCAGAATCAACACCAGAAAACGCCTCAGTCTGTACACCCCAGTAATCAGCGTCACAATTCTTTGGATCGTTACGGCACTGAGGGCTAAACTTTTTACCATAACACCACTCTGCAAAGGCAGTCTGGTCTCCTGGAATTGAAGAAACTGGGCCAGTTATAAACTGTCTAGCAAATGCTTTTCGCTGGTACTTTGCAGCTGGTGATCGAGTTCGAGCAGGACCATATAGTACTGTATTATCAAGCAAGTCTTCAACCTGTGGCTTGACGGTTGGATACCAACATGCTTCTGGCCTATTTGGATTATCAGTGTAATCAGATAATAATACATTTCCAAGAGGGTTATCACTTGTTGGTCGCTGACAGTCGCTGGCTTTCTCCCCACCACCCATTACTGGGGCCGAACCTGTATCTTTAATTACACCAGACTTGTAAAGTATAAAAAGAACAACAATTAATAATAGAGCCATAACAATTATTCGTATATCACGATTGATAATATAAAGAAGACATGAAGTGTAAAGAACAAATCTTGTACTGGAGTTTATTCTTTCGGCGCCAGTCTGTTTATTATTCGGCCAAAATGATGTTATTTTGTCACCTCTAAAAAGTTCAGTAGGTTTATCAAACCAACTCGTCATTATTATAATAACACTCTAGTTTTTTTCTGAAGCTCCGCCAAGCAGTCCAGCAAGACCACCCGCTCCACCACCCCCAAGCAACCCCGACATGCTAGAGAATAATCCAGACATACCAGACATCATGGATTTTTCATCTCCTCCACCAGACATGCTCTCAGCACACTTGGCTGCTGCTCCTTCAACCATGCTGAGCATATCAGCCGGAATAGAAGTGATTGTCATCCCAAGAATATTGAGCGTCTGGAGATATTGCCAAATTGCATTCTTGGTACCAACCGACAACTCATCATTCCAGTACTTGTTGATGGGCAACTCTGTAAAAATGTCAAAAAATGAATCATCCTTTTGCATAATCTGAGTAGAATACTTTCCAACTCCACCCATGAATGCATCAACACATTTACGGGGGTTTGCCGCCCTCATAATATCATAGGATGTATGATATTTTTTGAAAGCTTTCTCCTCTGGAAATGTATTCTCAAGTTCATTAATAAATTGTTCAAGCATATCATTAAAAGTACTAACAGAAGTCATTTTATAGTAATAATATTAATCTATGCTTTAAGTTCTTTTCATTCCAAGCGCTTCTCACTCGACCTTTAGTACGGTTCGGTTGATATGTGTTCTTTAGATGATCCACTATAAACAATAAAGTAGACTAGAAGAGCAACTAGACAAGCTGGTTTAGCATATGCGCTTACTGGAAGTTTATCACCAGAATTCATTTGATTTTTTACATGGATGTATGCTGCTGTTACAGCTGCGGCAAAAAGAGCGGCCCACATTGGATCTTTGAGTTGTTCACTTATATCCATTTAATATCAACAAACTTTTTTTTTAATTTAGCAAAGCATACCTTCTACATTATCATATAATTTTTGAAGTTTTACAGTATCAACAGTTTTATCCGATTTACACATGGATGTTTGAAGTGAATTTTTAAAAGAAGCATACTGAGCTGTTAAAGCAGGAGAATTCATTGATGCAATTTGTGTATCAGCTTCTGCAGGAAATAAACTTGCAAAATAATCAGTACATTTTGTTCCAACTGCTGGAACTCCAGTTTTGTTTTTTGTTTTTGTAATTTTTTTACATCCTTGTTCTTTCATAAGAGCATCAAATGTATCATTTACTGTACCTATTAAATTGTTTGCATTTACATCATCGGATGATTTTAAAGAAATTCCAAGACGACTATAACATGCTGGACATGCGGATGAATATCCTGAACACATTGATTTTTGACCATCAGGTGTATATTTTAAAACAAGTAATGTTATAACTAATCCAAGAACAAGAAAAATTAAAATACCATGAAATATATCCATTTTATATTTACATTTATTAATTTGCGTCTGGGAATAAAACATCTTCATTTTCAGACCCCCCATTCATGTTAATATTTTTAACCTCTTCGGGGACAGTTGTAGGAACTGAAGGAACCTCTTCTGGTAAAGGAGATGGAACCTCAACCGGATTACCATTCTCATCAAGTGGGGAAACTTCTGGTTCAGGTTCAACTTCCTCTTCAACCTCTGGGTCTTCTGGTTCCTCTTCAACCTTGTTGTTATCAAACTCAATTTCATTTTTATGAGAGATGTATGTTTTAAGAATCTCTTGAATCGGAATCATATCCTTGACTGTTGTTTCAATACATGTTATGAACCTTCGAGTAAGATTAGCATCTCGTTCATACTCTGACATTTCTTCATGATACACATATGGATCCTTGTAAAGTTCTTTTGCGGCATTTGTAAAACAACCATGAATAAATACATCATCAGATGGAAGTTTTAAAGAAATCTTTTTAGTCTCTGAATTAATCCTCACAGATGAAAGAATCTTGACATAACTAACAAATACCGCAGCCAGTAAATCACTAAACCAACCACATGAACTTGACATTTTTTCAGCATGCTGATGAATCATGTGATTATTCCAATTCGGAACCTCCTTTAAAAGTTTCTGATACTGGATAAGAACCTTTTTACCTTTTGCAATTGTATTAGCTTCTGTGTACATGTTTTCAAATGTTGTAATCATATGGGGGCAAACAACACAACACAACTGTGCAAGGTATTCCTTTTTAGCTTCCACAAGAACTGTAAGACCATCCATTATATAAAGTACAATTAAAAAACTAACCGTATCTTTTCGCAGCCTTTTTCAAATTGATAAGTGATGGAAATTGTTCATCTGTAAATGTTGGGGGAGTTGGATCATACTTTGGAGGAGGTTCATTGTATGTTACCCTTTGCTTCTTCTTCTCCTTTTCAGTGTACCATGAAACATTAAATGATATAGTGGACAATGGAAGAACCTT